GTGATAAATCAACAGGGCGAGAGGGTATTAAGTGAAGAAGAACTCAGAGTGTTATTTGCGTTAATTGATGCCCCAGACTATAACCCTAGAAATACCCTGATAATCAAGCTGGCGTTATTGTTTGGTTGCCGGATAGGTGAGTTGCTAAAAGCAAAAATGGCTGATTTCGATTTTACTAAAGGAATATGGACAGTACCGCCAGAAAATCATAAAACAGGGCGGAAAAGTAAAAAGCCGATTATCCGGCCTATTATTCCAGCGGCAGAGGAATTGATAAAAACTGCTAAAAAATTGAGTCAAGGCAGTGATTATTTGTTTACATTATCAAAAAATAAAACATTATGTGTACAGTGTCATACCGTTTTCATTACCGCTCTTAGCAAAAAAATGGCTAGTAGATTTGAGAACTATACTCACTGGTCAATTCACGATTTACGTAAAACCATGCGTACGGGGGTTGCGGAGTTAACTCAACCCCATGTTGCTGAAATCATGTTAGGACATAAATTACCGGGGGTTTGGCAGGTATACGATAAGCACACCTACCTAGAGGAACAGCGAGAGGCTTATGAGCGCTGGTGGAATAAAGTTAATCAAATCGTTTACCCATCTCCCAATCCATAATATCCTGCCGGGCAAAATTAAGCTCATCAGACCTAAACCGAGGGCGTGGAAAACCTTCCCGCCGTTGGTATCCGTTACCCGCCCACAGTCTGATAGTGTGAGTTGACACTCCGTACCTTTTTGCCAGTTCACTGGTTTTGACAAAAGGGGATTCATTCATAGGATTTTCTCCTTTATTACATCTTTACACCTGTTTTTATATACAGTGATTGATTTTTTTGTTACGATTTTCTTTGTTGTGTGCTTGCTATTCACAACGTGATTTTCCCTGGTGTTGGCCAGCCTTGTGCTGGTCTTTTTTAATAGCTAAATGCTTACCTTTCGATATTGCTAATTAGAGTAGGAAAATTCAGGTGGGATAATGCTTATTCTCTTTATGCTACTTCTTCAATGTGTCGAGGAATACCCCCAAATAAACCATAAGAGCTGGCACTAGCATGATGCCAATAACCAGTAGCTCTTGTCCGCCTAATTGAATATTGCCTAATTCGCCACGTTTAAACCTGATTTGTGGGTCAATGACGGCATCGGCATGCGCAATATTGTCAACGATCACCGAAAACTGATCCACTTTTTATCTAAATCCGATCAATCAAAATTGATCCACTGTTTTACTCAGTTATTGCTCCTGAGCGCCGCTTATCTTTCAATCGGTAGCTTTCACCGCTTAATTGCAGTACATGCGAATGATGAAGTAAACGATCAAGCATAGCGGCAGTTAATGTTGCGTCATCAGCAAAAGCACTTGGCCATTGCCCAAATGATAGGTTACTCGTCAATATGACACTGCCATGCTCATAATGCTTGGCAATCACATTGAAAAACAGGTTTGCTTCTTCTCGCCCAAACGGCAGGTATCCAATCTCATCGATAATCAACAACTTCGGGGCCATCACCGAACGTGATAGATATTGTTTGAGCTTATTTTGTCGTTTGGCAGTTGAGAGTTGCAACATCAGTTCAGCTGCCGTGGTAAAGCGGGTTTTCTTCTTGGCCTGTACTGCTTTTAATCCTAACCCAATAGCTAAATGCGTTTTGCCTACACCGCTTGGGCCAAGCAACACGACATTTTCATTACGTTCAATAAACGTTAATGCGCTTAATTCCTGTATGTGTTGTTTGGGGATCCCCGTTGCAAACTTAAAATCGAACGTATTAAGTTCTTTATGTGCTGGGAATCCTGCCATCCGACTCAAAAGATTACGAGTTCGTTCATCTCGTTGTTGTTGCTCACATTTTAACAGGGACAGTAAAAACTCTCCGTAGCTTTTGTCTTGGGCAATGCATTTTTCGGCAAGTGATGACCAATGAGTCGGAATAGAATTTAATTTCAATGACTCACACAGGTGTTCAATTTGTTCATGCAATAACATGTTCACCTCCCAGTAATGCTTCGTATACGCTGATTGAGTGTTGCAAACTGACAGATTCAAGGGGCGGTACGATAGGGATATTAAGCGTATTAGTCTGTGGGATAGATTGGCAAACCCTTGCTGGTAAGGGTAGAAGAGACTTAACTTCCTTAGCTAATCTATCTGCTGGCTTCTCTAACGTTGTTCCATGAATTCGCTGATGGGCAACGCGTTGTAACCATGGACCCACTTTTGCATTAGCTATTTCAATATCCAGTTCAAGATTATGAGCACGAAGGTCGGTGTTTAATGGCACGATAAAGCTGTTTTTTTAATAGTGGTTAAAGCGCTCTACTTTCCCTTTCGTTTTTGCCCTGTAGGGCTTGCAAGCCTTCAATTTAAACCCGTAATCTTTCGACATTTGAAGCATTTCGACATGTAATTTATGATCACCTTCTGCATAAGCATCCCGTTCGATGATGAGGGATTTTGCGTTATCACACAATACTTCCTGTGGTACACCACCAAAGTAGTCGAAAGCTTCTCTTAAACCTTGCTGCCACGATTCTGCTCGTTCATTATCAAAGAACTTTACATAACTCGCACGCGAATAGCCTAGCGTTGCAACAAACGCTTTCAGCGATTTTTTACCTCGCCGGATGCTGGTGAAGTCGATTTGCATTTGTTGACCTGGCTGTGTTTCAAAACGGACGACTACTTCGGGAACAATGCTTGGTTTAAATTGACAAACAAATCGGCGTAATTGAGCAATACCACCTTGATAGCCGTTTTCAACTACCTCATCAAATAAGACTGTTGCAGGGATCCAATCAGGTTTAGCCAGTTCAATTCGCTGAAGCAAATAAGGTTTAAAGGGGGATAATTTAGTCGGTTGTTGACTTCTTTTAGCATAAGTTGGCATTGTCTGTTGTTGTAAATGATGTTTTACGGTGTTACGGGATATACCCAACTCACTGGCAATTTTTCGAAGGCTTTGTCCTTGTGCAAAGCGAACATGAATATCCACAAATATCTCCTTGGTTAACATAAATTATCCGTACAAAAATGTGCGAATAATACCAAGTGGATCAGTTTTAGATGATCGTTAGTGGATCAGTTTTGCATGATCGGTGACAAGGCTGTAGCACCCGAGTTAAATCGGGTAAGTGCGAGGCGCATAAACGAGCAGCCAGACGCAGAGTAGAAAAACAACGAGGAACGCATACCCAGCGTGGCTACTCCAGCCAATGGGCTAAATATCGTCTGATTTATTTGAAGGAGCATCCTCTTTGCGTGAAGTGCGAAAGTCAGGGGATATATACACCCGCTAAAATCGTTGACCATATCATCCCAATCGATGGAGATAGCGATGTACTGTTCTGGTGGCAAGATAACCATCAATCATTGTGTCAGGGATGTCATAACCGCAAAATTATTCAGCAAGATCCAATAACTAAAGCACAGCGTAAAGCTGGCATGTTCCGTGAGCAGGAAGAAAAAGCTGCTCATCGTAATGACTGGATACACGAGTATAACCTTAATGGACGAATATCAGATAAATCAATTGATTAAGGGATTACTTAGACATAGCCAAGGTTATCGACGCGTTAAGCCAAGCGCGAATAAATCCTACGTTAAACGATTGACTCAGCGTGACCGTGAGCTAATGGAATGTTTTAGGAATCAGCCTTGGAAGTAGGGGGTGGGGGAGTTAAATATGACAACCCCCTATTGCGCTGGGACCGCACGTCAATCGAATTTTTATGCGCGGTCATTTTTTTGAAAATAAAACAATAAGGAAAACAGTAGATTATGGCAAGAGCACCCAAAGCCCCTAGCTATCTTGATGAGATTGCTACTACAGAATGGAAAGCTAAGGCAAAATTCGTTGCAGAGCGTAACGACCTGAACCCCACTGATTGGAGTAGCTTTGAGCTGTATTGCGTCAACTATTCCATTTACCGAAAAGCCGTTGCAGACCTCGCAGAACGCGGATTTAGTATCGCCAACAGTCAGGGAAGCGAAAGTAGGAACCCCGCATTAAGCGCCAAAGCTGAGGCAGAAAAAACCATGATAAAAATGGCCTCCCTATTAGGTTTTGACCCCGTATCACGTCGCCGTAATCCGGTAGAAATGCAAGAAGAAGATGAACTTGACCGATTGGCATCAATACGCTGAGCGCGTCAGAAATAGCGATATTCCGGCCTGTAAGCGCTTAAAACAGGCGGTTAATCGTTATTTTAATGACCGCAATAATCCCGTTTATACCTTCGATACGCCAACGGTAGCACGTTTTATCGCTTTTTCCCGTCTCTGCCCCCATGTAAAAGGACATCTTCGAGGTAAGCCCATTCAATTAGAACCTTGGCAGCAATTTGCTATAGCGAATATTTTAGGATTCAAAGAAGTTAGCACGGGAAGAAGAAAATATCGTAGTGCGTATATCCAAGTGCCAAGAAAGAACGCTAAGTCTACATTGGCTGCAATACTGGCTAATTGGTTTTTAATCATGGAAGGGGGGCAACAGGATATTTATACGGCAGCCGTGAGTCGAGACCAGGCACGCATTGTTTTTGATGATGCCCGTCAGATGTGTTTGCTATCCCCTAGCCTAAAGAAACGGCTGACTATCCAGCAACATAAAATAATTTATCCTAAAAATAACAGTTTGCTAAAGCCGCTTGCTGCCAAAGCTGCCACCATTGAGGGCACTAATCCGAGTCTGGCGATTGTCGATGAGTACCATCTACACCCTGATAATGCGGTTTATTCCGCGCTTGAGTTAGGGATGGGGGCACGCCCTGAAGCACTACTTTGCCATTACCACCGCAGGAGCAATGTTATTTCAGCCTGTAAACAGCACTATGATTATTGTTGTCAGATATTGGACGGTGAAGCGCAGAATGAATCACTCTTTGCCCTGATTTATGAACTAGACGAAGACGGTGAGCTTGATGATGAGCATAACTGGGTTAAAGCCAATCCTAATCTTAATGTCTCTGTAGAAAGTCATGCCCTGAACGATACGATTAAAAGCAAGGGAATTCCCTCACAATGGACAGAGATGTTAACCAAACGATTTAATATCTGGTGTCAGGGTCAAACGCCGTGGATGGGTGAAGGGCTTGGGCTGCCTGTCAACAGGACTACAAGGAAACGGATTTAAAGGGAAAAACCTGTTATGCAGGGATGGATTTATCCTCAACAAACGATATTACTAGCGTCTGTTATACCTTCCCACAAGAGAATGCGCTCTTGCTATTGAGCCGTCACTATATCCCCGAAGCGCAATTACAGAGTCCAGCGAATAAAAATAGAGCAATCTATCATCAATGGGTGCGGTTAGGCTGGCTGAGAACCACCAAAGGCGATTGTATTGATTATGACCGTATCAGAGATGATATTCTCAAAGACAGTGAGCAGTTTGAGATTAAGCTCATTGGCTTTGATACGTGGAATGCGACTCATCTTAGAACGCAATTACAGGGTGCAGGTTTAGATGTTGAACCCTTCCCACAAACCTATATGCGTTTAAGCCCTGTCGCCAAGTCAGCAGAAGTGTTTGTTAATCGTCAGAATATCCACCATAACGGCGACCCTGTTTTAACATGGGCGATCGCAAATGTAGTGATGGAAACCGATGCAAACGCCAATATTAAACCGAACAAGAAGAAATCGGCTAATAAAATCGACCCGGCCTTAGCGTTTCTGATGAGTTTTGGCACATGGCAGATAGAGCATGAGGACTTTACCTTTAGTTTGACCGATGAGCAGAAACAACGATTAGCTTCATTTGATGGTGTGTAGCGGGTTGATGGATATGAGGTATTTTGAAGATTATTTTTTATTTATCTTGTTCTCATGTTGTGTCTTGTTTATAGGCTCGTTCAGGACACTATGTATAAATACCTATATAAATAGTAACGCTAAATTACCTTTATTTTGAATAAAAATACTTAATTATCATATGATTAATTGATATGATGATATAACGCGCATGATTGTTAAAATGATGGTGTTTAAAGCCCTGAAATCAAGCTTAGGTGGCACTGGGCTGGGTAATTTTCTTGGTATAAAAGTCAATGCCCTTGGCGGAGTTTATCAATCTTCGGGCTTAAGTGCCTACCGTAATACCGTTGTTGATTCGCCGACGTTATTCCCGTTTGCTAAAGGAGTCGGGCTAATGGGTGAAGCAGGGCCGGAGGCCATTATGCCACTGACCCGAGGGCGGGATGGTTCGCTAGGTGTCCGGTCAGTAGGGGATCCATCACAGACACCAGGCAATACAGCGGTTCATATCCATCAGGTAATTAATGTGATGGGAAATGGCGATAAAGTCATTGGAGAAATAACCCAACGCGCAGCAAAACAGGGAGCAGATGATGCCATTGCACGCATTCAGCGGGATTTCGCCACCAATGGTCGAACAAGAAGATTATTAGGAGGTTAAGATGGCGGTAATGGAATGGCCGGAAAATATCATCCCTTCGACTATGAACTGGCAACTAGTGAGTAACAGCAAAACGTTTACGTCAACGTTTACCGGAAGTGTTCAGACGGTGCGTTTCCCTGGGAGTCGTTGGCGGTGCAGCTTAACTTTCAATAACCTTACTGAGGATAAGTCACGTGAACTTGAAGCGTTGGCTGCTGAGCTTGACGGTGAAAGTGGGCGAATAAAAATATACAACTGGATACGAAAAGGCTTAACGGGCAGAAGAGAGCCGGTAGTCAGCGTTGCTAACCAAACGGGGAGAATACTGCAAACCAAGGATTGGCTCCCCAGTTCAATTGTGATGAGAAAAGGCGATTATCTGACGGTGAATAACGAACTTAAAATGGTGACGAATAATGTAACCAGTGATGTCAAGGGGAATGCTGCCATACCCATTTCACCGATGTTGCGATACGCGCCTAAAATAAATGATAAAATAGAAACCCGTTCACCGTTTGGTATTTTTAAGTTAACGACCAATGACCAAGGAAATTTCCAGTATCGACCTGGCGTGTTTTCGACCGTCACCTTAGCATTTGAGGAGGCGCTTTACTAATGCTTTATCATCCCTTTTCAAACAACATGGTAAAAGCGATAAATGAGAACTATGAGCTTGTTATCGCCGCCCGTTTAGATTTAAAATCCGGTGTGACGCGTGCGCATACTGGTGTCGGCAATTTAGTTATTGCAGGTGAGCTTTATCAAGGTGTGGGTCAATTTGGCAAAGTGGAACAGGTTAAGGAACAAAACAATACCAGCCCACAACAACTCATCTTGTCACTGTCAGGGTTTGACTCGTTGTTGATTGGCGATGTTATGAATGAGCGCAGTCGAGGCCGGAATGTACGGCTAATGCTGGTTGCTATCAACCAGGAAGGGAAGCCTGAAATTGCAGAGGTGATATTCGCGGGTCAAATCTCAAACATTGGCGTGACGACAGGCGAAGAGAATGCGGTTGCAGTGACGGTATCCAATCGGTTTGAGCGCTGGTCCATGGGGTTACCGGACAGATTCACGGATGAGTCATGGCGCAAACGGAAAAGTGACGATCGCATATTTCGGTATGTGGCGCAAATGGCTGAGCGGGCGATTTATTGGGGCAGTAAAAAAGATGCGCCCGCTTTTGTGTATAGGTGAGGTTTGAGCAAAGATTAATTCACACTATGCTCATGAATGTTTTTTCTAATAGTAGGACAAACAATGAAAAAATTATTGTTGTGGGTTATCCCGACACTATTTTCAGGCGCGGTAATGGCAAAGGCGGGTGAGAGTACGCTCTCTTTTGGGTATTTGAATGTGAAATCGGGTGGAGTCAAAGACCAGGTTAATTTACTTAAAGATAACGCAAAGAAAGCGAGTGATGAAATTAATAGTCATTTTGGCAAACCGGCAATCCTTTCCTCAGATAGTTATCATGATTTAGGCGGCGCTTTTATGCGCTATCGGTATGAAATTGATGACGAATGGGGTGTAATCGGTTCAATTGCCTATTCTACCCAGGATTATAATGCCACTGCAAAGGCGGATAAAAATGATAAAAAAGATAGAATACATGCTACGGGTAAAGTAACCGGTGATTATGTTTCTTTGATGGTAGGCCCCACTTATCGCGTTAATGAATATGTCAGCCTTTATGGATTAATCGGTGGCGCCTATAAGAAAGCTTCTTATGAATCGAATTCACAAGAGTTCAGAAATGATAAATTAGTTAATAGCGCTAAATATTCAAATTCAGATAACAAAACACAGTTAGCCTATGGGGTTGGTATGCAAGTCAACTTCTGGCAAGGGGCAACTTTAGATGTGGGCTATGAACGTTCAGGCAGTGGCGAGTGGAAAACAGACGCTTTTACCATAGGTTTAGGGTATAAATTCTAATGCGACATCCAGACTGGGCAACCAGACTACCAGATACCCTAAGGGCGGCGATGAGTCGCCCTTTTTCATGGGGCGAACATGACTGTTGCTTGTTTGCCGCTGACTGTGTGATGGCCGTTTGTGATTTTGACCCTTGCTCAGAAATTCGCGGGCGTTATCGTTCAAAAGCGGGGGCATTACGGGTATTAAAAAATAAATTTGGCAGTTTACAACAGGGGGTAAGTCGTTTTTTCAACACAATACCCGTTGAACAGGCAAGGCGTGGCTATGTGGTGATGTTTGAGGGAGATGAAGGGCTAACACTGGGTGTTTTATGGGCAAATAAGATTTGGGCGGTGACGGATATTGGCGCAAGGCCGGTTGATAAAATTCCTGTCAGGGCATGGAGAGTTGAATAATGGGCAAAACCGTCACAAGCGTAATCGGTGCAGGGTTGATGGTCGCTGGCGTACTGGCAACGGGCGGCTTAGGATTGGCGTTGATTGCTGCGGGAATGGCCGTTCAAACCGCAGGCTCACTGCTGTTTCAGCAAAAGCCGCCGGATGGATATCGTGACCAGGCAGAACGTAAACAAATATTGCGCTCGTCGACGGCGTCAGAAACGGTGATTGTAGGTAAAACGGTTTGTTCGGGGTTATTATTTTTTGCCGAAACAAAAAAAATCAACGTGCCTGTTATAGGGGGGTTAAACTTCATACTGTAGTGGTCTAATAAAACTGTAGAGATTTATAGCTTATAATTAAGCCAAATCTTATAGGTATAAATATGACCCGAAAAGTAAAAGTAACCTTTAGCGGAAAGCAAAAACTGGAATATGCAAAACTCATGGTTGAAGGTGGATATAGCAATATCCAAGTTGAAAAAATATCCGGTGCGGGTAAATCTGCCGTATCACGATGGAAGCAACAATATCTTGCCGAGTTAAATGGGAATACGCCTGTAAAATCAAAAGCGTTAACACCCGAGCAACAGCGCATACAAGAATTAGAAGTTCAACTTAAGCGTGCTCAGAGGGATAATGACATATTAAAAAAAGCCGCGGCTTACTTCATCCTCGACAATCAAAACTCAAAATCGTGAAGCAACTGAAAATCATGTACCCCAATTTTACGGTCACTGAGTTATGCCATCTTTTTGAAGTAAGCAGCAGTAGTTTTTATTATGAAACGAAAATACCGACAGTTGAAAATGAAAGACTGTGTGGCGAAATCAAACGTATTTTTTATACATCGGGTCAAATTTATGGCAAAAGACGTATTCAAGCCGAGTTAAAGGGTTTAGGGCACCAAATTGGCACTTATAAAATATCGAACATCATGAAATTAAATCAATTAGTTGCAATTAGACCAACGAAAAAGCACTACTATCACTCATCGGGTAACGAACATCGATATGCCCCTAATTTGCTTAAACGACAATTTTCCCCTGAACAGCATAATCACTATTATGTCGGGGATATCACGTATATTAGACATCACTATGGGTGGAGCTATTTAGCCTGTGTGTTGGATTTAGCCACCAAAGAAATTATTGGTTATGCCTTATCAACAAAACCGGATTCGAAATTAGTGAAAGAAGCCTTAGATAACGCAATTGAACGGCAATTACCGGATACGACAAGTTTGATGTTCCATTCAGATCAAGGTTGCCAATATTCATCGGAGGAGTTTAGGGCGCACCTCTTTGAACGGAAAATAACTCAAAGCATGAGTCGGCGAGGTAATTGCCTCGATAATGCCGTGATGGAAAGATTTTTTAGGAGTTTAAAGACAGAAAGACTTAACCGTTTATCGTTTATGAATCATCAATCTGTTGTCTGTGAAGTTGAAAATTATATTCAGTTTTACAATTATTATCGACGCCATTCAACGATTGGTTATTTAACGCCACATCAAAAATATCATGAACTAAAAAATGCCGCTTAGATCTTCTACAGAATTTGTTGACCATTACACTCCGATTTACACTTTTCTATGACCAAGAAAAGTACCCACATGGTATACCCAATATAAAAGTGGAAGTGTGGGGGAAAGAACTGTTTGACCCAAGATCGAACAGAACCACTTGGAGTAATAATGGGGCACTGGTTATTTTAGACTATTATCGCCGTTATTTAAACGTGCCCGATAGTGATATCGATTTCAATGCTTTTAAGATTGCAGCGGATTTATGTGATGAGTCAGTGACGACGCCCGAGGGTAAATCTGAGCCGCGTTATACCTTAAATGGCGCCTATGAGTTATCGGAATCCCCCGCATCCATTCTCGAACATATGCACCGTTGTATTGGGGCAGAGCCAACGTACATTGCAGGGCAACATGGCATATTAATGTGGGCTTATCATGGCCCTGCTACGCTCAAAATTGAACCGCATCAAATCATCGACACGGTGAGTATTACGCCTGAACTGCCGTTAAGTGAAGCGACCAATGCGATTTATGGTACTTTTGTTGATGCGGAGCAAAAATACACTAAAACGGACTTTAGCCCTATTGTAATGGATAAATGGGTAGAAGAAGACGGACTTGAGATTAAAGAAAATATCGATTATCGCTTTGTCACCAGTCCCTATCAGGCACAGCGTTTGGCTAATCTTTATTTACGCAAAAAGCGCGCCGGCCGCAGGGTTCAACTAACATTAAACTTGGATGGCTACGCTTATCGTCCCGGCGATGTGGTATTGCTCGATTTACCGAATTTAGGCATTAAATCGCTTGAATTCCGCGTGGCTGAATGGAAATTTCATCCGCAGGAAGGCGTAGAAATTCTGTTAGAAGAAGACGGCGCTTATATTTACGAAGATATTATCGGTAAGCCTTTTGAAAGACCGCCATTTACGACATTACCAACAGGTGGTGTCGCCCCGCCGATAAATCTTGCCTTTATGCCTGTCAATATCGGTGATGTGGTTCAAGGATATTTAAGCTGGCAAGATGTGGCGGCGGATGTACGTTACAATACAGTCAATATTATTGAGGAAGGCAAAGTCATTCAAACGATCCAAGTACCTGGTGAGCGTGTTGATATTGCTGGATTACCAAGAGGAACCTATCGCGTTGAAGTTAGAGCCGTTAATGCAGCAGGGGCAATATCACAACCCACCATTCGTGATTTTTCAATCGTAGCCCCACCTCCGCCAATCAATGTTGATATTACTGTCGGCATGTTTTCATTAACCGCTGCTCCCAGGTTAGGCGATTCAGCCGCCTATGGCAGTACCTTTGAATTTTGGTTTAGTGATAAGAAATTGCCAGACGCATCAGAACATGAAGTCATTAATCATACCACTAAAGTCGGACAAGGACAGTTTTGGACACAGGAGAATCTTAAGGTTGGTCACGAGTATTATTTCTATATTCGTACGATAAACAGTTATGGTAAATCGCCTTTTGTAGAAGCATCAGGAAAACCGGATAGTTTACCGGGTGATATTTTAGAAGAAATCGACAAAAAAATTAACGACACAGAAGCGATTAAGCAGTTAAAGAAAGGAATAGACAGCAGCACGGAAGCGATACTGGAAAACGCGAAGGGACTCAACGGCAATACGCAGTATTTCATGCGTCAAAACGGCAAGATGAAGGCGGAAATTGTCAGGGTTGATAATTATGTGGTAACAGAGACCAAAGCTTTAGCCGAGTCTATCCATCAGGTCAGAGCGACAGCGGATAAGTCATGGGCAGCGGCGCAGAACTCGCTACAAGCCAAATATGACATGAAAAAGGGTGAGGCTTCTGCCACCTGGACATCGTTAGTCAAGATTGTTTATGACGGCGTCTCTTATGATGCAGGAATGGTCATTGGTGCGGAGCTTAAAAACGGCAAAGTCAGTACGCAAATTGGCTTTAGTGCCCAAACTTTCATCGTCTACAATCCGGCTAATGGCAAGATGGAGCCTGTTTTTGCTATTAGAAATGGGCAGGTTTTTTTACGCACAATATTTATTGATAAAGGAACGATTGAAGAATTATTAATCGGCTCTGTTATTCAGTCAAAAAATTATCAGGCGGGAGACACCGGTTTCAAGATAGATGGTGAAACCGGTATCGCAGAGTTTAATCGCTTACTCATTAATAAAGACTTTAAAATCATGGGAGATGCCTCAAAAATTGTGTTAGATAATACCGGGCTTGCCGTTTATCCCGCTTCTGGTGGGGTAATAAAACTAGGCAGGAGGCCATAATGTCAGATTACGGTTTGTTTGTTGATTTGAATGACGGTTTTAAAACCTTTGAAATAACCAGTAAAAGTCGAATACTGACAAAACTTTTAAGTACAAATAACCACGATCTAAAAAAAAGAGATCATAGCTTCACCATTCCTGAAGCAGATAAATATAATCTAATAATCGTCCCTAAAGTCATATCTAGACTTTATCAAGTATCCAGAAGTTATGCTGTACGTCAACTGAGACTTGAAAATATACGCGTTGAAGGAAATCAATTAAAGTGCAATTGGGATCGTTGGGGTATCCACTGGTTTTGGGGTGGCCCAGGAGGAGGGGTGTCAGATCGAGGAACATTTTTGTACGGTGAACAATACGAAAATGTGTATAAAATAGATGTTTATGGCTATCCAAAACAAGCAACTAGTGGTGATTATGGACTATTTATTGGTGGTTTAGGTAATGCAGTAGAAATCACTCAGCAATCAAAGTTAGGGTATTGTGTTTTTAGAAAGAAAATATCGATAAGTACTAATGGCACTTATAAAATCCCTAACACTGTTCCAAGTATTGGTAAAAGTCTAGTTTTTATTAGACCAACAAATCAAAATGCAGTTGTTTCTATCTCTAGAGACAATAAAAATATTTATAGCAATGTGCGAACAGATGTTTACGTACTCGTATTCACGACTGATTTTACACTATTGCCAGTTGATTACGGTCTTAATATTTACAATCAAAAAGGAACAGTGAGTTACTCATCTAATTATTTACCTTTTCTGGTTGGCGCTAATATAACATTAACCCAATGGGGAGTAACGGCGCCATTTGCACGCCCAATGTTACAAGCAAATGAATGTGCAGAAATGATAGATCGCGTCTATCAGGGCTGGACATATTGCAAAGCGGGCGGTTATCGTTTTCAAGGAAATACAATAACTATTCAGCAGGGAAGGAATTTAGAATGGGTGTTTGTAGATACATCAGCTATTGATGATATCACTTATAGCACGCCATCTTACGTTATCGACTTCGATCTTTATTTTTAGAGAAATTATATGATATATAACACAGGCACCGTAACCGTTGTGTCAGGCTCTTCTATTGTAAAAGGCACAGGCACAAAATGGAACAGTAATAATCCGTTGGTATCACCTGGCATGTTAATGCTGATTAAAAACGGCGATATTAACTATCCTTACATGATATTAACAGTTAACAGTGATACTGAATTAACGTTAGCAGATAAGCCGACTTTTAGCGCAACAGATACCCCTTACAGCATTAATCTCACTGAACCCAATAATAATTCTGATGCGGCAAGAGCACTGGTTGCAGCTAACACTTATATCCTTTACTTCCTGCAAAACATGGATACCTGGATGGGGGACAACGGTGTCGTTGAACTTACGCTACCCAGTGGCAAAACGGTTAAGTTAGAGTCGATTAAAGCACTGAAGGATATTGTTGAAGGCAAAGCAGATGCAAATGATATCGATAAAATCAAGGAAGCCGTAAAGGGTAAAGCTGATGCTAAAACTGTCGGAGAAATAAGCGAAAAATTAGAAACAAAATTTGATAAAGCAAGCGTATTACAAACGACAGGCAATGCCACAGATAAAGTGATAAGCCAAAAAGCCTGTGACGAGTTCTATGCCAAGAAAGATTCCTGGGAAAATTTCACTGCTGGGCAGATAAATATAAAGAGTAACGGTAATTATACCAGCTTGACCCTTATCAAAGGTGATGGGAATAAACTGTTACTCGAAACTGCCCCTGGCGATGCCTATTTCGTGTATAGAGATGCTAAAAATAACAATAAAGCCGTTGTCACTATTCCATCAAATAAAAATGGCACACTGGCTTTAACTAATAATCCTACAGATATAACCGCACCTAAATTAGTAGTTAAGTCTCCTAGTACTCATGGATATATAGAATTAATCGCAGCTAATGGTAATACTTGGCGAATAGGTTCTAATAATAATGACCAACGTTCATATTTTGAAAAAGTTGGAAAATTTAATATTTATTTACCCGGAAAGGGCGGAACTATAGCTCTAACCTCTGATATTCCTAAAATGAGGGCAGATTCTAACGGATATTTTAAAAAAGCCTCCCCGATTATTAAAATTCATCCTGATGGGCATTTTGAAACTAACGGAGAATCAGAAGGCGCAGCTGTTAAGCGAACTGGCGTTGGAAAATATTTAATTTCAGGAATATTGGGCTATAACTCGGATGGCGCATGGGGTGTGAATGGAGGTATTTCAGTACCTAAAGATATTAATGGATTAGAACTTATCTACGTCAAAGACAAAATTTTATCTAATGGTAGCATCGAGATTCAAACATTTCACCGACAACACCCCCATTTACAAGAAGATTTTCAGAACTGGCGGATTAAAGAAATTATTGATGGAAAACCCACTTATTATGTCGATGGTGAGCAGTGTGATATTCCACCCTCAACATGGCTAGATGTGAGGGTAGAAATGCCCGTTGATTCAATTTGGAATCAGCAACACGCGCAAAAAGAATAGCCCCATCATATTAGCAGCGTTGGAGGAAGTTGTTAACTATTAGTTGTTGGTTGCGGGTAAGTGGCTTTGTGTGAGATTGAGGTTTTGTACTTAGCGTTATGGCGAAGATAGCACACGGGGGTGAAAAAATAATTTGTACATAACTGTGTATATAAAAATAAAATAGATAAATTAATGTTATTTAACCTATTGATTAAAATGTATTATCTGAAAAGATATTTATTAATAATAAAAATAGCGAGTTTTTTATTAAATAGGGTAAAATATTTATTACGATTTAAATTTGAGTAGACAATGTTAGTAAGTGCTAAAAATCTACTTATCTTTTACTTTAGTAACTTAATGAAAGTAAAGAATATTTTTTTTATTTATTTTTTTTGTCAATTAAAGTCAAAAAAGATGTAGATTTTGCTTCCACCGCTAACGTTTGTCACTGATAATGCATTGAGTTCATATTCAACAAATTGGCTTAAGGTTTATGCTACATTTATTTACTGGTTTGGATTTCTACACCGGTCTGTTATTAATACTAGTGCTATTATTTGTGCTATTTTACGAAGCAATTAATGGTTTCCATGATACCGCAAATGCAGTAGCAACGGTTATTTATACTCGAGCAATGCGAGCTCAATTTGCGGTTGTTATGGCGGGTGTTTTTAACTTTTTTGGCGTTATTTTAGGTGGCTTAAGTGTTGCTTATGCCATTGTGCATCTATTGCCAACAGATCTTCTTTTGAATGTAAGCTCTGCTCATGGTCTAGCAATGGTTTTTTCTATGCTATTGGCGGCTATTATTTGGAATTTGGGTACCTGGTATTTGGGATTACCGGCTTCCAGTTCACATACATTAATCGGTGCTATTATTGGTGTTGGTTTAACCAATGCCTTAGTGACCGATTCCTCTATAGTGGATGCATTAAACATTCCAAAAGTGATTGAAATTTTTCTTTCTCTTATTCTTTCTCCTGCGATTGGTTTTGTTATAGCAGGATTGCTAATTTTCTTTTTACGCCGTTATTGGAGTGGTACGAAAAAACGTCGTCGCATTCATTTAACACCGGCTGAGCGAGAGAAGAAAGATGGTAAAAGAAAACCGCCATTCTGGACCCGTACTTCATTAATTTTATCTGCAGTTGGCGTTAGTTTTTCCCATGGCGCTAATGATGGTCAGAAGGGTATTGGTCTTATTATGCTGGTATTAATCGGCGTGGCGCCAGCCGGGTTTGTGCTTAATATGAATGCCAGTGGTTATGATATTACTCGTACCCATGACGCGATAGTGCATTTACAACATTATTATGAAGAACATCAGTCAGCAGTAAAGCATATTGTTAATAAGTCACAACACGAGTCGGAATTGGAAATTTTAGATGAGAAATTCCATTGTGATAATTCACGTCCTATTAACGTGTTAAAACAGACATCACTGATGTTGACGGATATTCAAAGTTATTCCGCGCTTAAGCCTGAGCAACGTAATCAAATGCGCCGATTATTAATGTGTTTATCAGATACGGCATTAGATGTAGCTAAACTACCTGAAACGTCCTCTTCCGATGCACGTTTTCTGCGTAATTTGAGTAACGATTTACTTAATACAGTAGAGTATGCACCACTGTGGATTATTATTGCCGTTGCTTTGGCGCTTTCTGTTGGTACCATGATTGGTTGGCAACGTGTTGCTATAACGATCGGTGAAAAAATTGGTAAAAAAGGTATGACTTATGCACAAGGGGTTTCTGCACAAGTGACTGCTGCGGTTTCCATTGGTGTTGCAAGTTATACGGGTATGCCTGTATCAACAATCCAAGTTTTATCCTCTGCTGTTGCAGGTACAATGGTTGTTGATGGTGGTGGTGTACAAGCTAAGACAATTAAAAATATATTACTGGCTTGGTTATTTACATTGCCTATTTCTATTATCCTTTCTGGTCTGTTTTATTGGATATCATTAAAACTAATATAG